ATTGCCGAGCGGGACGAACTCCAAGCCAAGCTGGACGCAATCACCGGCGCAGACTTGGTCGTTCGCATTGCCGCAGCGGGATTCCATCGCTGCGAGGCGCAAATCCTTGCCGCCATGTGGGCGCGCCCAATCCAGCCCAGCGCGGCCATCATTGAGGCCTACAGCCCGTCGCGCTCGAACGAGGATTCGGATGTAGGCAATCTGGTCAAGGTACGCATCTGCACGCTCAGAAAGCGCGCCAAGGCGCTTGGCTGCCCCGTGGCGCTGGTCCGCACGATTTACGCCTCTGGGTACGCCCTGACTGACGAAGGCCGCCAGTGGCTGTCTAATCGCGTTTACGAGGCAACTGGGGAGCAGCTGCATGGCTGAAAGCAAGCTTGCCATCAGGGAGCGGTTACAAGACCCCGCGGTGCGGCGCGAAATCGAATACCGAACGCGAAAAGCGGGGTTCGGTTTTGTGCGGCAAGTGATGCGTAGAGCGCACGGGGATTGGTGGTTCACGCCAGAAGCCCTGGCCTGGATCGAACGGCATCAAAGCGAGAAGGGGGCTGCCCGATGACCACCAAACTGCTGCGGCAAATCCAAGAGCAGGACCAAGCCGAACTGGCGGCCAAGTACAACGGGGAGACCCGGCGCCGGCGCTCGGAGTGGGTGATCGACCGCATGCGGACCTCGCTGCCTCCGCATCACATTGCCCTGGCCAATCGGCTGATGGACTTACAGGCCACCGCTGAGGGCATCGCCCCAGCAGGGTATGAATCCGTCGACGGCGGCGGCAACAGCCGCGAGGGCCAAATGCAGCACCGCTGCGATGCCCAGCGAGCGCTCCACGGCTTCGAGGCCGCCATACGCACGCACCTCGGGGCCAACGGAGCCCGCTGCTTCTGGGCTATCGTCTGGGGCAATAGCTTTGCCGAGACCGGCCGGGCCTGCCTTTACGCCAGCGGTTCGCATGGCATGGTGCGCAAGCTGGTGCAACTCGTGATGCTGGCGGCGGAGGAATACGACGACCTCAACGCAGCGCAGCGCAAATTGCACTCACGCGCCGCTTGACTAGACAACGCAAATCAGGGCATCAAATTGCCAAGATTCGACACGCGCGCCCGGGCCTTGGGCGCTTTGGTGAATCCCGAGCGAAAGCTCTCGTCATTCAGTTGGCAGGCGCTGCGGCCATAGAGATGCCAAGGCGCTGGAGTGAGTAGGCCGCCTGGGGCGGTCCAGGAACGGGGAATGCCACTCGCTATCAGGCATGACAGGGCGGAGAGACGTCCACCATTTTCATTTCTGGCGTCAGCCGCGGGCAGTCACTTTCCCAGCCCCCTTGCGAACCCTGCCGCGCCACTGGTCGCCAGAAACCCTATCCCAGCCGCCCGTCTCTTACGCGCTCGTCCCATTGCAGTGGCAAGCGTGTAGGCCCCGTCTCGGGCGACTGGGGCCATCTTCAACCCAGGAGCAGGACAAATGGAAAGCCTGAAGACCACAGACGATCAATCCGAAGCATCGCGCCAAGCGATGGGCAGCACGGCACCGAGAGTCACGCTGGACTCAATGCTGGCAAAAATCGCGGACGAAACATTTTGGGTGCCGGAGGGCACCGTTCTGACGATTTGCGTGCTGACTATGAAAAACGGCTTCCACCTCATCGGCAAGTCCGCGCCAGCGGCGCCGGAGAATTTCAATCCTGAGCTGGGCAAGAAATTCGCCAAGGAAGATGCCGTCCGCCAGCTTTGGCAACTGGAAGGTTATCTTCTGCGCGAGCACCTTTCGTTGCAACCGTAACAACCCAGGAGACCACCCATGGAAAACGACACGGTACGCTTGGAAATCAGCGACTCGCTGATCCTGGTTGAGGTCGACGGGGTGAAGATCGAGGTTCGCGGCGAAGATGCAGCGGCGGTGCGCCGCCAGCTCGCTCGCAACGTTCTCCACGCCGTTGCTGCGCTGCCTGAGCGGCGCGAAATGGAGCGGCAGCGCGTCGAAGCGGAGCGAGCCGCTTTGCAGTCAGGCGGACCGTTGGGCCCCCCCGGCCAAGTCGGCTATGCGCGCGAACAAGGAGCCAATAACGCCCGCGCTCGCTGGTAAGGAGACCACCCATGGCCAAGACCGCAAAGAAAGCTAAGCGCCCTGATCCGAAGGCCGCCGCGCAGCGCAAGGTCGCCAAGGTGGCGAAGAAGCAAGCGCGGGGCCGCGCATGAGTCTCACCCTTTCCCAAGCCTTCGAGCGAACCAAAGACCTTTCTGGAGAGATCAAGGCCGCGCAGGAAATGGTCCGCGTGACCGAACAGGAGGCGATCGCAGCGGAGCACACCGCCTCACTGGCCAGACAGGCAAACGACAAAGCCCGCGCCGCTCTGGAAGAGAAGCTTGCCGAGCGCGCTTCCCTTGCCGAGCGCATGTCCGAACTGACGCTGCAGATCGGGGAAGCCAAGGCGGCCGAGCCTGAGCCTTACCCCGAATTCACCAGCAGCCCGCTCTACACCAACGGCGCTGAGCAAGCCGCCATTGAGCGGCTGAACCGCGTGTTCGGCGAGGCCACCCAGCCGTGAGCACAGCCGAGCTTCCAGCCGCCAAGGCCGAAGCAGCCCGCCAAGCGATCAAAGCCCGGGAAGATGGCATCAAAGCCAACGCCATCCGCCAAGGCATCGAGCAAGAACGCAAGCGCCAGGAAGCGGCAACGGCCACGCTCAAAGCAGAACACCAAGGCCAGATCGACGGCCTCAAGCAAGCGCACATCGAAGAACTCACCCGCACGGCCTCCAGAGAACGCGCCGTAGGTCACCATCGCGCAGCATGGCTCTATGCCATCCCCAGCCTCATCATAGGCGGCGCGCTGACAGCCATGGCGATCCTATGGGCGCAGGATGTAATCTGGGCTACAGCAGCCAGGAACTTTCGCGAGCAAGCGATGACTGGCGCTATCCTCAGAGGCGGAGAGCAGCCGTAATGGCTAAGCGTAACCAGCGCTACGAACAGACAGTAACTAGGTATCTAAAGTAGACCAAGTAGATGGCCAAGGGCAAGAAGACCGGCGGCAGAGTAGCGGGAACGCCGAACAAGCTAAGCGGCAGCGTAAAGGCTTCGCTGCAGGCGGTATACGAATTGCGCGGCGGCGACCAAGCGCTGCTGTCTTGGGCGCAGGAAAACCAGACCGAGTTTTACAGGCTCTGGGGCCGCATGCTTCCGCAAGAGGTAAGCGGTCCAGAGGGCGGGCCGATTGAGCTGGCCGGCATTGAGCGCATCATCCGCCACGCTAAAGATTGAGACGGCCGCGGTCTTCGAGCCGCTGCTGCAACCAGCCCGCTACAAGGGTGCTCATGGCGGGCGTGGTTCTGGCAAGTCTCACTTCTTCGCCGAGATGCTCGTAGAGGAGTGCCTGCGCTTTCCGGGCCTACGCGCTGTGTGTGTCCGTGAGGTGCAAAAGAGCCTAGCGGAGTCAGCCAAGAAGCTGATCGAAGACAAGATTGTTGCGCTGGGCGTTGGGTCATTGTTCGACGTCCAGAAGGCGCAGATCAACACGCCAGGCGGCGGCAGCATCCTGTTTCAGGGCATGCAGGACCACACGGCGGAATCGATCAAGTCGTTGGAAGGCATTGACCGCTGCTGGGTGGAAGAAGCGCAGACCCTTTCCGAGGGATCCTGGCGCATGCTTCGCCCCACGATCCGCGCTCCAGGCTCGGAAATATGGGCAAGCTGGAATCCGCGCTTCGAGACTGACCCGGTGGACAAGTTCTTCCGCAAGGACGAGCACGAGCCCGGCCGGGTAATCTGCGTGCAGGCAAACTGGCGCGACAATCCATGGTTCCCGCAGGAGCTAGAGGACGAGCGCCAAGACGACCTGAGGAATGACCCAGAAGCGGCGCCGCACGTTTGGGACGGCGGCTACGTCACGATCCTCAAGGGCGCGTACTACGCTCCGGGTTTGGTGGATGCAGAGCGCGAGGGGCGCATCTGCCCGGTGTTCATTGACCCGAACCTACGCATTCACTGCCACTGGGACATTGGCGGTCCCGGCAAGAAAGCCGACGCCATGACGCTGGTGATCAACCAATGGGTTGGCCGCGAAATACGGATTCTGGAGGGCATCGAGGGGCAGGGCCAAGTGCTTGGCTACTACCTCAACGAGCTTCGCACGCGCGGATGGGATGGGGCCAAAAAGCCATACATGGTGGTGCCGCACGATGCGGCGCAGACGCACGCGGACAATCCGCTGGGGATTGACTTCGAGGCCCAGCTAAAAGCGGCCGGCTACGAGACCAAAAAGCTGCACAGCCCGCCCGGGATTGTGATGCAGCGCATCAGCACGGCCAAGCGCTTATTTCCGCGCATGGTGTTCAACAAGGACAAGACTGAGGGCCTGAGAAAGGCGCTCGGCTGGTATCACGAGAAAAGGGATGAGGATCGCAATGTTGGCCTTGGGCCGGATCACGATTGGTCGTCGCACTATGCGGACGCGTTTGGCCTGATGGCGATCGACTACAAGGAGCCCGCGCTGACGATCAGCCGTGAAGTGATGCGGCCTAAGTTCGGGACGATGGCGTGAGCCTGGCCTTCGACCAGACGCCCACCAAGCGGGCGCAGGACGCAAACCAAGACCCGCTGGAAGCCCAGGCGCACCGCGAGGACAAGCTTGTCCGTCTGCTTAAGAGCTACGAGGAAGACGCCCTAGGCTACGCCCAGAGCGAGATCGTCCAGCAGCAGATCGAGTCGTTGAAGCGCTACTTTGGCGAGCTGTACGGCGACGAGGAAGAAGGCCGCAGTCAGGTCACTACGCGGGAATTGCTTGAAGGCGTCGAGTGGACCCGACCCGATCTCATGCGAGTGTTCGCGTCCGGCGGCCAGATTATCTCGGTGCAGGAGTCCAGCCCGGAGGATGCCAAGTTCGCCAAGGATGCCGGCGACTACCTGACCTGGATGTTCTTCTCCGACAATCCAGGCTTCGAGCTGCTGGACGATTTCGCCTATGATGGGCTGCTGCATCGCCGCGGCTATCTGGCCTGCTACTGGCGCGACCAGGAATACCAGGCGCCGCAAACGCTGACCGGGCTGAACATCGCCCAGGTGCAGCAATTGGTAGCTGATCCGCAGATCGAGATCATCGGCCAGGACTTCGACAACGAAAGCAGCGAGGCGGGCGGCATTACGCTGATGGTGCAGCGGGTGAAATCGCCAGCCAGGGCCGAGATTGTCGCTATCGCCCCGGAAGACATGCGGCTTAATGGCCGGGCCATCACCATCGACCAGGCCCGCTATGTTGGCCGGGTTATCCGCATGCTGCGCGGCGAGTGCGTGCGCATGTGGCCGGACAGGGAAGAGGAGATTTGGGGCTTCAAGAGCGCCCAGGCTGGCACCACTGGCTCCGTGCGCCGGGCGGAAGACGTGCGCCAACAGCGCTTCCAAGACGACCGCAACGATGTGTGGCGCTCCAAAGCCCAGGGCGATGACGCCAGCACCGAGCTTGAGGTGCTGGAGGAATATATCCGCATCGACCTGAACGATGACGGCTACCCCGAACTGATTCGGGCATATCGGATGGGCGACATCATCCTGGAAGAGGGCGAGGTTGAGGAGAATCCGTTCTGGACGTGGACGCCGATCCGAATCCCGCATCGCTTCATGGGGCTTGGCTATCACGAACTGCTGGCTGATCTGCAGCGCCAGAGCACGGTGATCACGCGGGCAGGGCTCGATGCGCTGTACCAGAGCGTGGTGAACCGCGAAGCGATCGACAAGAACAGGGTGGACCTAGATTCAGCGCTGGCGACCTATTCTGGGGCTAAGGTGCTGGTGGACGGTAGCCCGGGCGATGCAATCTTGCCGCTGACGGGTGGGCTCAATACAGCGACTACGGCCTGGGAAGCGCTGGAGGTCATCAAGCAGCGCATCGAGGACCGCACCGGGGCGACGCGGCAAACCCGCGGCATCGACAGCGACAGGCTCAGCGCCGACCACAGTGGCAAAGCGCTGAACATGCTGCAGATCAACGCTGACGCGCGCAAGGAAATGGTCGCGCGCAACATGGCGATCGGCCTGGGCGAGGGCTTTTCCAAGCTGTACCGGCTGGTCTGCCGCAACCAGAACCAACCGCGCCAAGCCAAGGTCGGCGGCAAGTGGTGTCAGTTCGACCCGCGCACCTGGAATGCGTCGCTTAAGGTGACCATCCATGCCGGCGGCATGAACCGCGAGCACACGCTGATGTCGCTGCAATTGGTCGGCCAAGAGCAGGAAAAGGTCATTGAGACGCTAGGCCCGGCCAACCCTCTGGTGACGCCGAAGAACCGCTTCAACTACCAGGAAGAGCTTTGCCGGTTGGCTGGGTTCAAGAGCGCGGAGCCGTTCTTCTCCGAGCCGCAGGACGTGCCGGAGACTGACGAGCAAGGCCAGCCTGTGGTTGATCCCGAGACCGGGCAGATGAAGACCAAGCCCTGGGCGCCGGAACCGCAGCCTGACCCGGCCATGGCGAAGGTGCAGGCGGATGCACAAGCCAAGCAGGCTGAGATGCAGCTTAAGGGGCAAGAGGCTTCGGCCAACCTTCAGCTGCAGCAGCAGAAGGACGCGGCGCAACTCAACAGCGACCGCGAAAAGGCGGCGCTTGACCTGCAATTGGCGCGCGAAAAGGCGGCGGCCGAGATTGAGCTGGCCCGTGAGCGTGCGGCGGCTGAAATGCAATTGGCCGAGCAAAAGATGCTGATGGAGATGGACCTAGAGCGCGAGAAGATGCAGCTTGAGGCCCAGCTTCGGCGCGAGGAGATGGCGCATCAGCGTGCAATGAACGCAGAGAGCATCGAGTCCGATGAGGCCAAGCACAGCGAGAAGGTTGAGGCCGACGTCGAAATGAGCAAGAGCCGGCCGGGCGGGAGCTTGAGTGAATAAGGCAGAGCGCATCGCTGCTCTGAGCGAAAAGCTCGAGCGCATTGCCGATGCCCGCACGCTGACGTCTACGTCGGTCTGGGCCGATGCATGGAACGAATACGAGCGCGATTTGCTGGAGCGGGCGCTGAGCCTTGACCCAGCCGCGCACCAAGAAAGATTTGGGCTGCTAGAAGCCATCAAGGCGGTGCGGCGTGTGCGTTGGATCATTGAAAACGCACGCGCAGGCGCAGAGGCGATCGAGGCGGAGCTAGCCCAGCTTGAAGGGCGAAAGCTTAGGCCCGTAGCGTAGGACGCAAAGCACAATGGAAGCAAACATGGCAGGCGACGACGCATCGTTAGATGCGGCGGTCGCCATGATCACCAAGAAGATCAGTGCGGAGGACGTTGGGGGCACGCCCCAGCGGCCAGCGCGCGAAACGCGGGAGGACCGCACCGACCGGGACGCAATCGAAGCCGACGATTACCACGATCTGCATGATCTGGAGGCTGCGGAGCGGGCGGAAAAGCACGGCAAGGAGCCGGCCAGCGAAGCAAAGGGCGAGGAAGGCCAGGAGGCTGACGCCGGTGCAGACGCTTTCATTGAACTGCCAGCAGCGGAAGAGGGCAAGGCGCCGGAGCGCGTGCCGTTGAGCGAGGCTGTCGAAGCGGTTCAAAAAATCCGCCAGATGAATGGCGAAATCGACACGGTAGTCATCCGCGCCGAGGAAGAGGCTTTTCAAAAGCAGGACCAGATCACGCAGGCCCTAACGAAGACGTTCAGCACCATCGAGCAGCAGGCCAAGGTCGCGCTGGAGATGATGAACGCCTACGGCATGCGCGAACCTGATCCGCGCTACTACGCCAGCACTGAGGACTATTACCAAGCCAAGCTGGACTATGACGCATACGTCACCCACTACAACAAGGTGGTGGCGACGATGCGCCAAGCCCAGGAAGGGGCCAAAGCGGTCAGCTCACAGACCGACACTGAGGTGTCGCGGCGGGAGCTGGCGCGCGCGGCGCGCTTCATTCCAGAGTTCAAAGACGAAAAGTCACGCGAGGCCAAGAAGGCCGAATTTCTGGAAGTGCTGAACGCGCGCTACGGCATCGACAAGGATGCGCTGGACGGCATCGAGGATCACCGCGCTTGGCGCATGATCAACGATCTGGTTGGCCGCATCCGCGCCGAAAAGGCCGCCCCAGAGGTGCGCAAGCAAGTCCAAGAGAAGGCGGCGAAGCTCGTCCAAGGCAGACTACCTGACCGCGATCCGGGTAACGGGCGCTTCGTTTCCGAAGCTCGCAAAGAGCTGAGAGAAACGGGGTCCGAGGACTCGTTCGCGAAATTTCTCCTTTCGTCCGGCGCCCTGAAAGGGCTCTGACGACCGTCAGCGCCCTCATCCTTTGAGGACGCTTTTTCATGGCAAACGTACAAACTCAAACCTATGCCCAGATCGGCATCAGGGAAGACCTCAGCGACGAAATCTACGACATCTCCCCGATGGAGACGCCGTTCTTCACCATGCTCCGCAAAGGGGCGGCGGCGAAGAACCGTTACATCGAGTGGCAAACCGACGCTCTGGCGGCGGCGAGCGGGACCAACAAGGCGGTCGAAGGCGCGGACTACACGCCGCTGACTTTCACGCCGACCGTCCGGCTGCGCAACTACACGCAGATTTGGGTGAAGGGCCTGAACGTCTCAGGCACGGCCAATGCGGTCACCACCGCCGGCCGCGCGGAGGAATTGGCCTACCAGATCGCCAAGCGCGGCAAGGAACTGAAGCGCGACATGGAGACCACGCTGACGGGCAATTACGCCTCGTCCGCGGGTACTTCGGCGGCGGCGCGCGCGTGCGCCGGCTTTGAAGCCTGGATCACCACCAACTCGATCTACGGCGGCACGGCGGGTGCGACGGACGGCGCCAACGGCGGCTACACGGCGGCGGGCACGGTGACGGCGGCGACGGACGGCTCGTCCTCAAACCTCCGGACGATCAACGAGGCGATCCTGAAGTCAGGCATCAAGCTGGCGTGGACGGCCGGCGGCCAGCCTTCGATCGTGATGGTGGGGCCGAAGAACAAGCAGCGCATCTCTGCTTTCACCGGCATCACGACCAAGTACAGCGACTTCGGCAACAACCCGGCCTCGCCTGGTTCTCTGGCCATTGTCGCTTCGGCGGACCTCTATCTGTCCGACTTCGGCAAGCTGCGGATCGTTCCAAACCGCTTCAGCCGCGAGCGCACGGCGCTGGTGATCGACCCCGATTACTGGTCGATCCACTACCTGCGTCCGTTCCGCGTGGAGCAGATCGCCAAGACCGGCGACGCTGAGAAGCGCATGATGCTCGCAGAGGCGACGCTGTGCAGCAAAAACCAAGCCGCCAGCGCGAAGATCGCGGACTGCGTCTCATAACGAACTACCCAACAACTTGGGGCGGCGGAAAACTGCCGCCCCGTTTTTGGAGGAAGCATGAGGCTTGATTACATGAGTGATGACGAAAGTGTCAGGCGGTTCGCTGGGCTCATCCGTGCAAAGCTGGAGGAAGAGGCGCGCGACTACGAAAAGATCATTGCTTCTTTGCCAGATAATTGGGTGGAATTACTGACGGACAACCTGCGAGAGGGTGTTCAGAAAGGCGTTAACACATGGACGCAGGAACTTGCGGACGGGTTAACGGTGAAAGTGCGTCTCGATTTTGAGCTTGGCTACCCGCGAGGCCAGGACTGAATGAGCATTCTTTTGGACATCTGCCCGATAACCGGGGCGATCGAGACGTTCGAGTTCGATCAGAACACCGGCACATCGGTCATTACCCGCACCGAGAACGTCGACGCCATCTTGGATTTGAACGCGGCCAGCTACAATGAAGGCAAGGCGCGCGACGCCTCCTGGCGCGGCGAGGACAATGATTTCTGGCTGGTCGGCCGCATGCCGCTGACGCTGCTGCAGGACTGGCTCAACGAGTTCAATGCCAAGCGCGCCCCAGCGGACAAGCTTTACTCGTTCCTTGCTGAAAACGAGGAATGGGAGCGTTTCATGTACGCCAAGTGGAACGATCCGGATAACCGCAAGCTCAAGACAGCGCCGGTGAACTGGTGATGGCGCGCAAGATCAAGACCGAGACCGAAAAGCTGGTCGAGTACATGCAGCGTGCCTGCGAGCAGCGCGACACCATGAAGATGCTGACTAGCGCCGATGAAATCCTGCGGCGCGAGCCTGCCAATGTCGATGCAATGTTTGTCGCCGGCACCGCGTTCCTGCACGCTGGCCAAGAAGGGCTGGCGGCGCTGACGCTGAACGCAGCGCGGTGCGCGACAAAAGACCCGATCAAGCTTGGCGCGATCTGGTGCAATATCGGCGTGGCGCTGCACAACTACCAACCGGCAGAGGCCTACCGCGCATTCAAGGAGGCGCTGAAATACGGCGAGGCGCCGCCATCGATGTACGACAACCTGTGCAACGTGGCCTCGCAGATTGGCCGCCACGCCGAAGCGCTGGACTGGTCCGACAAGGCGACAGAGGGCTGGGATTCAACGCACAACCGGGCGTTCGCGCTGCTGCACATGGGGCGTTGGAAGGAAGCCTGGCCGTGCTATGCGTCGAGCGTCGGCACCGAAGCGCGGCCGAAAACCGAGCGTGACTTTGGCTTGCCTCGCTGGGATGGAAAGAAGAAGGGCAAGGTCATCATCCACGGCGAACAGGGCGTGGGCGATGAGATCATGTTTATGTCGATGTGCCCTGCGGACTTTGACGGGGTGATCGAGTGCAGCCCGCGCATGGAGGGCTTGTTTGCCCGCAGCTTCCCGAAGGCCAAGGTCTATGGCACGCTGCTGCAGGGCTTCCTTGAGTGGCCGCTGAAAGAGCGCGC